TTTATCTATATAATTATAAAAAAAAAAAAAAAAGTGTGTGTATATATATAATAGTGTTTTGGGCAAAAATGGGTTACATCGTTTACATCAATAAAAAATATATGGAAAAAACAAAAATCTACAGGGTGTTTAATCACAACAAAATAATGGCTTATAAGGTGGCTACTTCTACAAGATCTGAAGAGGAAATATTAAAGGCAATTATTCCAATGTTTGAAGGCTCAAAAAACGTTTACAAGCTTTATAAAAATGATGAGCTTTTGGTAACAATAAATGCTAGGGAAAGAAAGTACACAAAAAATAAATCTATTTTAGAGGTCAGTACAGGCAAGGTATTTAAAGACATATACGAGATGAGGGATGTACTACTGATAGACCGTAAAAAAGCCTTAGAATTAGTTAAGAAGTCATTTAATTATCGTTATGTCTAAGAAAATGTGTAATTTTATACCGATTAAACTATAGTATATTTTGGGAAGGAAGTCAAAGGAATATGAGATTAATGTACAGAATATAGCACTAAAAGCTATAGAGGAATACTATGGCAGTGTTCAGGCTGGCTTTATACATTTGCTAGGAAGTGATGAGCCTGCACTGGTTAAGTTCTGCTGGGAGCATGGAGTTGGTAAGCCTACTGATAGATTGGAGATGAACGTAGAGCAGGACATAAAAACATTTCAAGTGATACAGCTACCGGACAATGGCAGGGATAACTTCATTGAGCCAATAGAGCCGATAGATGAAACAATAGAGCCAATTGCATAACATTGAATACATAAGGCCACAACCAGGCTACCAAACAATTGCACTATCAAGCAAGGCAGACATTGTCATTGGTGGTGCAGCTGCGTTTGTGGGTAAGACATTTGCACTGCTGCTAGATCCTATTAGACACATAGACATTAAAGGGTTTGGTGGTGTTATATTTCGTAGGACCAGTGTACAGATTAGAAACGAGGGTGGCTTATGGGACACATCAACAAAGCTTTATCCAATTGTTAAAGGTGATGCAAGAGAATCATCATTAGACTGGAAATTCCCATCAGGAGTAAAGATTTCATTTAGGCATTTGGAGTATGAGAAAAATAAGTATGATTGGCAAGGCTCACAAATACCATTCTTAGGATTTGATGAGTTAACACATTTTACTGAATCTATGTTTTTTTATCTGCTAAGTCGTAACAGATCATCATGCCAGGTTAAACCTTATGTTAGGGCTACATGCAATCCTGATCCTGAGAGTTGGGTGTATAAGTTGATTAGTTGGTGGATAGATGCTGAGACAGGATTCCCAATACTAGAACGTAGAGGCAAGCTAAGATACTTTATCAAGTATGGTCATGATTACATTTGGGGTGATAGTTATCAGGAAGTGTATGAGAAAGCTGAGCATATTATTGAGCCAATGATGAAAGCATCAGGACTGCAGGCTCAGGACTTTATAAAGTCAATTACGTTTGTTAGTGGTAGCATATACGATAACAAAGAGGGGTTAAAGAATGATCCATCTTATCCTGGTAATTTGCTTAGTCAGGATGAGGACACTAGGCGACAATTGTTAGAAGGTAGATGGAAGGTAAGCAATAGCCCTAATGATGTGTATGAGTATGATAGCTTTGCAGGATTGTTTGAGAATGTCAAAGGAGTAAACAAAGCAGGCAAGTACATTACAGCTGATATTGCCATGAAGGGAAGTAATAAGCTTGTGGTAGGATATTGGGAAGGCATGGAGCTTGTGGACATGGAGATAATGGATAAGAGTGATGGTAAGCAAGTGATAGATTTAATTAATCGTATGGCTCAAAAGTATTCAGTAGAAAATCGGTATATTTGTTATGACGCTGATGGTGTAGGTAGTTATGTAGATGGATTTATTAAGGGTGCTGTACCATTCAATGGTGGAGCATCAGCTATGAGTGTAAAGGATGAGGCATCAGGAAGGTTGATAAAAGAGAATTACTTTAACCTAAAAACACAATGCTACTACAGATCAGGTGGAAGGGTTGAAGATGGACAAATGAAGATTAGTAAGAATGTGGCTAGTAAGATGTACGATAGTACAATGACGGTAAGGCAAAGATTTATGTATGAGCGTAAAGCAATACAAAGGGCTAAGAGTGATTATGACGGCAAGTTAAGGATAGTGGGCAAGGATGAGATGAAAGTAAAGCTAAATGGAGATAGTCCTGATTTGTTGGATATGTTTATGATGAGAGAAGTATTTGAGTTAAAACCAAAATTAATATTTGCTTATGAAATGGATTGATAAGATATTTGGCAAGAAGGAAGTCAAAACTAAGGCAGTCAATAACATGGTTGGCATGACCATAAATGCTAGTAATGCTATCTTCCCAAGCTGGCAGACAGTTGAAGCTATCAACCAGTACTGTACAATTGATGATATTTATTCAGTGATTAGTTACTTAGCTGAGACAGCTGCACGTATTCCATTTTATGGCTATGAGATTGTTGATGATGTGGCTATGAAGGGTTACAAAAGACATGACTTCAAAAGCATACAAAAGAAATACTATAAGACTAAAGCACTACAGGATTTGGATCAAGATGATATCTTTATGAAGATGTTAGATGGCATAAGCTATGAGGATAAGATTAAATACTACACAATACTTTACATTACTGGTGAGTTGTTTTTGTATAAGGAAGTGTTGGAGTTAGGGCCTAATGCAGGGATGGTTACACTGCATGCATTAAATAACCAAAATGTAACAGTGTTGGTTAGTGATACGTTCCCACAAAGAGTAGTAGGCTATAGATATTTTGATGTGGCATTTGACGGCAAGTTTACTACTGATGAGATTATACACGTTAAGTACTACAATCCGACTATAACAAATGGTCAGCAGTTCAGGGGCTTAAGTCCTTTGCAGGTATTGACTAAGCGTGTTACAAGATTAGATGCTGGAATGAATGCATCAGTAGCACAAATGCAGAATGGTGGCATACCAGGTATAGTGTATGAGAAGTCAGACTTTGCAATTGAATCATTAGGTCAGCGTAAGAATGACTTTGCTAAGTACTTAAAGAATAGCAGTAATAAAGGTGCGCCATACTTTGCAGCCGGTGAGATGGGATATTTAGAGCTAGGGTTGAAGCTTGCAGATATGGAGGTAGCAAACTTACAAAAGATAGACTTCACAAAGATTTGTAATGCTTATAAGTTCCCTGAAGTATTGTTGAATAATACTGACAGCAGTACATACAATAACATGAATACAGCATTAAAGATGTTGTACACAAACTCAATCTTACCTAACATACATTTGTTTAGAGATGCATTAATAAATGGAATACTTCCAATGTATCAGGATGGATTACAAAGGACCATTGAGATAGACATCAGCGACATTCCGGCTATGCAGGATGATATGAAAACGCAAGCTGAGGCATTGAGTGCTATGTGGTGGATAACACCAAATGAGAAGAGAGAGATACAAGACTTTGAGATGATAGATGAGGATGTAATGAATCAGATTATAATAGATTCAGGTAAGCAAGTCATAACAGATTTAACAATGACAGTACCTGATTTACCTATGCCATAATGGAAAAAAGTATAGAGCAAATTACACAGATGATACATAGTAAAATCTCAATGATATTAATCAGTGAGTTGCCAGTTCCATCATGTCCATTAAAGAAACAACAAAGGGAGTGGAAGGTTGAGCAGGTAAAGAAATCATTAGCAAACAAATTAGGTAGTCAAGGGTTAAGCATAACAGTTAGTTTATGACACAACAAGAGCAGCAAACATATTGGAATAGGTGGAGTAAGTTTCAGCAAAGGTATGAGAAGTTGTACGCTCCTAAGTTTCATAAAGCTTTGAAGATTCAGCTAGATGCATTTGTAAAAACACAGGATCCTATGACATTGCCAGTGTTCCCTATTTATGAGGTTTTAGTTTCATTGTATAAGACGGTAGGGCCAGCGTGGGCAAGAGTTACAAGGACTGAATCAATAAAAGCTGATGATGCATTTGTTACAGGTCAAATGGGGTTTAATGAAAGAATAGTTGAGTTAATGAATCAGTACTATGGTATTGATTTGCTTAATGATGCAAACCTAATGACAAACTACAGTACAGCATTTATACAAAGGGTTTTAAGTGATGCAGCAGTAACAGGTGCCTCATTTGATGATATTGTAAAGCAGTTGTTAGTTAGTCCTGCATTTAATGCTATGAGGGCAAGACGTATAGCAAGGACTGAGACTGTTACCAGTGCAAATGGTGCAGCTATGATTTATGCAAATGAAAGTGGTAATGTAATGGAGAAGTTATGGATAGCAGTAAAAGATAAAAGGACTAGGCATGATCATAGAATGGTTGATGGTACAAGGCTACCAATTGAGACACCATTTACATTGACAAATGCAAAGCTAGGAGATATTGGAATGATGCAACCTGGTGTGAGAAGTCAGCCCAATGGATTGCCTGTTCCGGCTGAGGAAGTAGTAAATTGTAGATGTACGGTTGCATTTAAAGCTAAGCGAGATAGGAATGGTAGAATAATTCGTAGATAATTTTGTTTAAATAATAAAATAAAATAGTAACTTTATACCAATGAACAGCATATACAACATAAAGGACATCACAATAACATCTGAGATAATGGATATGAATCCATTACAGGGCATTGTTACTGGTTACTTTAGCAAGTTCAATAATGTAGATAGTGATGGAGACATCATGAAGCCTGGAGCATTTACTAAGACAATTAGTGAGCAAGGGCCACAATCTGCACAACCTAGAATAAAGCATTTACTTAATCATGATCCATCTTTACCATTAGGTAAGTTGTTGACGTTAAGAGAGGATGAGTATGGATTGTATTATGAAAGTCAAGTAGGTACACATGAGGGGGGTGAGGACTTTATAAAGATGGTTGAGAGTGGATTGATAACTGAACATTCAATAGGTTTTAAAATAATAAAGCGTAACCAGGTCCAATCCTATGAAAACTATTTACGCAATCCATCATTAGGACAATTTGAAATTACTGAGGTAAAGTTATATGAGGGTAGTTCATTGACTGCATGGGGTGCAAATGCGTTAACTCCAATTACATCACTTAAGGGTGATAAAAATTTAGATGTAGATATGATAGTAGCAAAGACTGCTGCTATTGAGAAGTTCTGCAGGAATACAACAGCAACTGATGATACAATACAGATGTTGTTATTACACAGTAAACAATTAGCTCAATTAATTCTAGATATGAAATCTAATACTACTCAACCGGTTACAACCATTGAGCCAGTAGATAACACATTGGATATAATTAGGCAGTTTAGAAATAAAATTTAATCAAATTACAAAAACCATAAGACATGGAAAAGAAAGAATTAATGTCAGAATTGGAAGCTCTTAAATCAACGCTTGAGACTTCAATATCTGAGAAAACTAAGTCTGAGATTGCTGATCAATTGAAATCAGTAGTAACAGCAATTGATGAGAAAATCAATGCATTTGGTAACGGTAGTGATTCAGCTGAGGCTGTAAAAGCTATGACTGATGAGTTTAATAAGTTGAAGGCTGAGCAAGCTGCAATCTTGAAAGGCTTTGATTTGTTACAAACAAGAGTTAAGTCTTCATCTGCATCTAACATGGAGAAGAAGTCTTTTGGTCAATTGTTTACAGAAGGAATGGAAGAGAACTTCGACCAAATCCAAAACGTAAAGAAGGGTAAGCCATTTAGAATGGAAATTAAGGCTGTTGGTAACATGACTTTGTCAAATAACTTGACTGGTGATGGTGTTGCATCTTATGCAGCTACTCAAGCTTTATTACCTTCTCAGAAGATTAACTTTAGAGATTTGATGCCTACTGCAATCAGTCCAACTGGATTATATGTTCAGTATCGTGAGACTGGTGGTGAGGGTGCTATTGCAGTTCAGACTGAAGGAGCTAGCAAAGGTCAAGTAGATTACGATTTATCTGAGATTAAAATTGTTGAAGATTATAGATCGGAAGAGC